CCATATTTGACCGTCGATCTTACATACTATATCTGCAGTACCGGCATACTTATGTTTATCTGACCATACAAATTCCTCTGCTGATATTAATTCGGGTTTATATGTTGACCAAAAATCATGAAATTTTAAGATCATTTCCCATACTATTTGAGAATACTTAGCATTTCCGTAATCATCCATCCAAGATACCTCTTCTCCTAGTATAAGTTTTTCACATGCTTCATGTACTTGAGTTCCTTGTTTACCTGCTCTTCTCATAATAAGATCGGCATTATGCCCAACGTCCTTGAGCCAAGACTCAAAAAACTTATTTTTGGGCATATACTGGAGTATGGTAGTTACAGATGGATAATATACTCCTTCCGATCTTTTGTAAACTCTTCTATCTAAAAAATTTATTTGCTTTAAGGTAGGTTCAAAGCTTAATCTTTTTTTCTCGTTTTGTTCAAGAATATTCATTCCTTGCTTTATCATAAATTAAGTTTTTGCAACATTATTTTACTAAAGTCGATTTCTGTTGCGTTCTGTACTAGCTTAGTAAAGTTTTTAAATCCTAGTTCTGATGGATCTTTACCGGGTAGTTCAATTAAAAATACTCTAAATCCTGCTGCAATTAGTTTTTCGGCAATCTCTAGAGCTTGTGTTTGTGCATCTGTATCTAATGCTATATAAATGTCTGTTAGTTTTCCTGTTAATAGTTTTTTCCAAAGAGAAGGAGCTACGTTTTTTCCCAGTATAGGAATAGCGTTACGTCGTATTGCTATTGCGTCAAATACTCCTTCACATAGAATTATTGGAGCATTCCAGTTAATAAGGTTCTCAAAAAAGATTATGTCTTTTGATACTTCCGGATTTTTGTACTTAAAGTAGTTACCATCAAAGCTTCTTGCAATAAAGAAATTGAGTGTTCCGGATGTAGAATAACTTGGGATAATAACTCGTCCTCCATATTCTCCAGATGTGCAATATCCAATCCCATATTTAATAAAATCATTGTCGGTAAGTCCTCTCTCATATAAGTATTTTTTAACTAAATTAGCTATAACTGATGTAGTAGAAGCAGAGTATAGTGGTTGATACTCTTTTGGTAACTCTATTATAGATAGCTGTTTATACTCTATTTGTGATCCTCTCGGTACATATTTAAGTATCTCGTTAGCTGTATCTCTTGGAGTTTTAAGTTGTTTAAGTAAGGAGCGTATTGTCCTACCTTTAGTTTCACATACCCAACATTCCCAGGGATTATGCCCCTTTTCATTAGTTTCCATGTTTATTTCTAACTTAGGTTTTCTATGATTGCAGAAAGGGCAATGAAAAGCATGATTAGCTCGTGCTCTTTTATGAGATTTTCCTAGGATATTTTCAATAGAGCCTAGTAGGAAAGTATAATCCATAGGTATTCTGTAACTAGTTATTCTATAATATAAGAATAATACTTCTAAATATCAACTAATTTAAGGTGTTTTTTCTGATTGACCATTATGTTTGAAGGTCTTATATCTAATTCGTCAGGGTTGATGCCGTATTGTTTAGCTTCTCTTTCTACTGCTTCTACCCATTCTTCCGGAATACTGCCTTTAAATTCTCCTAGAACTTCCATTTGAATTATACCCAATTTATCAGATATAATTTCTACGTCGTATATTTTTGCGAAGTTATTTGTTTTTTTCCCTTTTAGTAACTCAGCATGCTCTAATTCTATTTCGTCTGTAGTAACTTTATAGACTCTACCGTGAAGGAGGTATGCTGCTCCGTAGTCTCCAGAACCTAAATGTTTTCCGCCCTGATCTAATAGTTTATCTACTTGTTTTTCGAAATCAGGATCGTAATACAAAATTTCTCCTAATATTACGTGTGATAGTCTCATAAGCTTAATCTAAAGAACCGTAATCACCTCGAGACATTTTTTTACCGAACTCTCGAGACTTTTTGGTATCGATTGAAATATAAATTGGATCGTTATCAGGTCCTTTTGGTCCAATACCGAAATAGGAGTTAATTCTAATGCCTTCTAATTCATCTCCGTTATCTCTGTGTTCTTTTACTACTTTACCAACTGTGATAATAACATCACTTTTCCAGGAACCTTCTGGTTTTATTTTTTTTGAATCTGCGCTAGTCTTAAAGGTATTGGTATTAATTGGTATATTAATATATTCTATAGTACTAGGCATTCTATCTATTGCTTTTTTAAAATCTCCAAAAGTATCAGCAGTACCTAACCAGTCAACAGAATATTTTTTTCCATCGATAATGCTTACGCTTTTTCTAAATCCTTCAAATACTAAAGTACTTAACTTCATTGTTTATATATTTTAACTTTAAGATCTCCTGTTCCTTTTATTAAACGGTGATATGTCTCTTTAGGTATAAATAGTTTATTTTCTGATAATCTCTCTGGCAGTTCATTGTCTAGTTGGAACTTCCAATCGGTATCATGCATAGCTTGAACAATTCTATCTTCTTTATCTCTATGCCAAACAAATTCAAAAGCTGATGAATTAGATGAAAATTCTCTAATCGTATATTCTTTTGTTATCGATTCTGTATAAGGTCTTTTCATATGGACTACTGGAATCCTCCATTTCCTGATGTTGTTATTGTAACTGATCTAGTAGTACCGTAAGTAGTTCCTTGAGAATTCGTTGCATATGCTCTACAGTAGTATACAGTACCGTTTGGACCAACTAAAAAACTAGAAGTACTAAAGGTAACAGTAAAAGAACCGGTTGTACCAGATGCAGTATCAGAATCAAAATTATTCGAAAGAGTAGGTGTAGTTGTATTAGCAGCAATAACTACTCCTCTTGAAGTTATAGTTGCTCCTCCATCACTAGATACATTACCAGCTACTGATAAAATATTGAGATTCGAATTATGTGAAGCACTAGTCGTAGTGACTGTTGGTGTTGTTGTAGAGGTTTTATCGTGATCATAGCTATAAAACTCAGACATTGAATGAGGACCAATTCCATCAGGTCTGTTAGAAAAACTATTAGCAGTATTAATTGTACCCAACTGAGCACCGGTAGATAGGTTTTTGAGACTTAAATTATAACTAACATCTTGTGTACCAATAGAGTTATAATTGTTGTATTTTTTTTCTCTAGCTATACCTCTAATCGTTATAGCACCAAATGAAGGACATGCCATAATTAACCGTTTATAATTTGTTAGATAGTTTCATATTACCAGTATCCTGAAAAGTTTTTACTTCCTCCTAACGACTTCCAATATCTACCAATATTACAAGACCAGTAGCCTGCTTTGGTCTTATCTTTTTTCTGAGCACATTTATGTCTAGCTGCAAAAGATGCTCTTGCTCCTGGTTTTTTAAATTTAACTGAAAGGCCTGTGTCTCCAAAAGATACTTTTTTTACATTACCTGTTTTTGGATTTTTGACGTAAACGTAGAATTTTTTAGAACCACCTCTTTTAGGTTTATTTAGTTGAACTTTTTTACCTTTATACTCTGCCTCAGGTATATACTCTACTGATGCTTTTAGCATTTCAAATCCATTATAATCGTAAGTTTCATTTTGAATTTTTACAACTTTTCTAAATTTATCCATATCCATTTTACCTCCGATTGACTCTACTAATTCTTTTACAAGATCAAAATCAATCATTTCACCTATAGATGCAGCTTCATCAATTTTAGTCTCATCTTCTATCATTTCATCAATTAAATTACCTATTTCAAATATAGGATTATATTTTGGTGAAACCATAGGTAAGTCTAAAGGAACTCTCATTCCATTATAATCTCCGTATTCTCCAATATCAGTAGACTCTAATAGGAGACTATCCTCTTGACTAAGTTCTATTTTACCGTCTCTCCAAGCATCTCTAGCTTCTTTGAATAGTTGTATAAAGCTATCAGAACTATAACGGTAGACATGCTCAGATAGAGTGAGCTTATTGTCTAAATGGTACTGAAGAGATGGATATCCTATAATTTGTTTTATTTGTATCATATTATTTCATTTCTGGGTGGAACATAAATTTGATTATCTTAGCATCTTTGGATACCTCTTTGCCGTCAATTTCTATTCCGATTGGGTAGGGCTTAGTTTTATCATCAGCCCAATATGCTACATCGTAACTTTTATCTTCATTGCTGGTTACTAATAATCCTCTATTATACGTATCTTCTTCTGCTTGTAGTACAACCATTTTTCCGGTAGGTAGAATCATATCACCCATTAGTTTGATATCTCCTTCGTCGTAGCCGTCGTCGTTATACCTATTTTCTTCTTTTAAGATGATATCGCTTAATTTCATATATTAAAATCTTTTCTATAAAATTTACCTAAAACATTGTCGTTAATATAAACGCCATCTTGCTCTAGTACTTCATTTATAAATAGGTATTTACACTCAAAATATGTTAAAAGCTTTTTATTAGGTACATAACATAATATTCTTCTTTCAAAATTCATTAAGTCATCTTCTTTAACTAATTTTAAAATATCTTTATGAGAACCGTAGTAATCTTTCCAATCTGATTCAGTAATTACTTTCTGTTTTAACGGAACTCTTCCTCCTATACCTTTAGCTTTCCTCTCTTCCCTTAACGCTTCTAAAGCTCTTTTGCCTAGTCTTTTATTACGTTCAAAAAAAAGAACTTTTTTTCCAATATACTTTTTACCGGAAGGTCTGTGTTTAGTTTCATATATAAACCCGTAGGTGCCTTTAGGCATATCGTCTATGTGAGTAACGAATTTAGATTTATATGTCCAGCCTGGTATTGTTACCATAATCTATTAATATAAGAAATTAATTTAATAAAAACAACTACTATTCTACATTATTGTCAACGGTACTGTCAGAATTTTTATCTTGTAACTCTTGTTGAACATTATGAGTTAAAAAACCTTCGGCAAAATAATTATCTACTTCTTCTACATCCAGTACTCCAGTTTGTATATTTTCTTCTATCCTTTCTATACTAGTTACTTCTATCCATTCTCCATCTTTGCTAAAAATTAATTCTCCTACTCTTAAATTTTTTGTTAAAACAAACTGGGTATTTGTACTGTTCATTAAAAATGGTTGCTCCCAAGTAGCTTTAATAAGATTATTAATTAAATAGTAGTAATGATATGTAGCTAATTTATTTTTAATTACTGTTGAAGTACTTAAAGTACCTGAAAGATTATTAGTAGACCAATTCACCCACTCCTCTTCAGTCCCTATTCCGTCAATATTATATGATACAACTTCATCTCCTTCTACAATATTTTCTATAGCTTTAGTTGTACCGTCTGCCATGTTAATTAAAGTTCCATAAACTAAACAACCATTATTACCAGAACCTGGAGATACTCCGCTTGAACTATCATCTTCAGCACCGTAGAAATCATCAAAACTTATAGTTGTATTTGTACTATTATTAATAGTTCTACCTGATGCTTCATCTAAAGCTCTAATATCTGAATCATTAATAGAGCATTGAGTTCCGGTAGAACCTCCTGCTTCTTCGTGTATATCGTCTAGAGAAATTGCTCCTGAGGTCTGTAGTGCCATGTTAGATTAGTTTTTAGATTCTAACTTTTTTTCTAATGCTTCTACTTTAGCGGATAGTTCTTTTATAGCTTCAACTAAGATTGGTGTTAATTTTTCGTACTTAAGACCGTAATACCCACCGTACATTTCACCTATTACTTCTGGTAGTATTTCTTTAACCTCTTGTGCTACAAATCCTATATCATTTCCTTCATAAGGGTGTACTTCTTCATTACCTTTTTTCCAATCAAATCTTGTACCTCTTAATTTTAATACTTTAGCTAATGAACCATCTAAGTTAATTATATTTTCTTTTAACCTTTCATCTGATGAAGCAAATGCTGTAATATTCCCTGAGAAGTTACCTGTTACACCGTAGATAGTTTTCCATCTTCTATTGAAATCTCCTAAATTAACATCGTCATTTTGACTTGGAACTATGGTATCCGTTTCAGCAAAACTACCTGTTATCTTAAATATAGGAGTAGCGGTGCTGCTGGTGCCGAACGCTTTAGTAATGGATGTATTTGCATCTACCCTATTAATTCTTACGTATCTTTCTGGATTAGATACTACTTGTATACCTCCTGCTTTTATCTCAACAAAGTTACTTTCTATAGCAATATCTACGTTTGTATCGTAACTTTCTAGAGATGAAAAAGTGTCTGATTGACTTGCTGCAGTAGTAAATGAACTATCTGTATAAGTGGTAGAACCTGCTGCGGATGTAGTATGATTTCTACCTGAAATTGCTCTAATTACCCACTTGTACTTAAAGTATATATTACCGGATTCACTTAATGTAATAGTTACTTCTTCATCACCTGATGGTGCAGAATGAGATGTTACATCACCGTCTATAGCTGCATTAGATGTTGAACTCCAATTGTATGAACTTACTGTATTGTGATGTACTATATTATTAGCTATATAGTTTACATAAGGAGGTACTTCTGGTGATACTACTATTAATTCTTCTCTAATTAATTCTCTTTTAGTAATTAATTTAAGTTCTATACCTGAACCTACATCTACATATACTTTACTGTAGCCTGGGTTAATTTCCTGCACGGTTATTTCTTCATTACCGTCAGTCCAAAATCTGTGACTAGGTGAAACTTTAATTACATTATTATCTACCTCAATTTCAAAATGTTCATTAACAGTACTTTGAGTAACATTATAGGGTTTAACATTAGTAAACTTTTGGTTAATTTCATCCCAAGCTTTAATTTCATGTTCAGTAGTTAAATCTTTTGCTAATATTTCTGACCCATCTGCTAATTTAAGGGAAGAGTTAATATCAACGGATTGATAACTTTGAAGGAATGCCCATGGAGAATTAGAACCGCCCGAATAACCACCACCACCACTAGAGGCGTTGCTGTTTATAGAAGCTACATATGAATCATATTGAGAGACATTTCCGTACGCTGTTGAGGTTCCTAATAATGTTTCTCCAATATTAACATTACTACTATTGAAGGCACATATATATAATTTAGCTTCATGATAAGCTTGACGTACATCAAATCTACCGTGAGTTTGACCTGTATAAATTGCATTATAATTCGGTTCAAATACTGTACCGGTTACTGTAGTAGAAGGTTTTTTAACTGTAAAGCTTGGTACATCTAGTGTTAGTTTAAAACTACCTGCAGTAGTTGCATTAAAGGTAGATCCTGCTGCTTCACTTGCTACACTTCTTGTTACTTCATTTATTCCTTGGTATGCAACGAATGATACACTAGCGTTAGAAGTAAGAGAAGACCAGTTACCGCCAGTAGAATTCACTGGATCTATTGTTCTTGTTTCAGTAGTTCCTCCTCCATCTACACTTGTTAAATCAGTTAAAGGTGATATTACTACTTTCTTATCAGTACCGGAGAACATTTGAAGTTCTGGAATGTTAGGTTCAAATACTATCTCGCTATTATCATCTCTTAATGCATTTGTTTCTGCATCAATTACCCAGTCCCCAATTCGACCAGATGTAGCAGTTATATCTCCAGTAATAGAAGCATCAGATGCTGTCATTTGACCTTGAGCAGATACAGAGAAGTTAGGGCTAGTAGCATTAGGTACGTTTATGTTACCTCCTATTACTGTTCCACCTTCTATAGTACTACCAATGAGCGATGTACCTGCAATAATACTTCCTGTTATTGCACTACCTTGTACTAGTCCTCTAAAGTTTGCATTACCTGTAGAGTCGATATAGAAGTTTTTGGAATGTATGCTTCCGGTAGCAGCTAGTGTAACACCAGCACCGGTACTAAAAGTTCCTGTGTTATTTTTAGTTCCAGAGAAAATTGCTCCAGAATCTATACTCCAACCACCAACTTGACCGTCAGTTACTGAACTTCCGTTTTGTATTCCTGCAGGTCTAAATGCATAGTAATCTACAAAAGGATTAGTTGAAACATCGTAAACAGAACTATCAAAGAATAAAGTTTGTCCACTAGCTACATTATTTGTAGTATGGAATACCGTTCCATTTTTTGAGTATTTAACAGAACTTCCATCGTAAGTAATTTTAAATAAATCTCCATTAGCAAAAGAACCATCGTTGTACTTAAAACTATTATTTTCCCAAACTCTTATCTTACCGGTGTTTTGCGCTAGTATGGCATAATCTATAGAAGTATAGCTGTTATTTGTTGTTGGATTGCTATTTAAACCTATTGCCCACTGGTTACCTGAAATGTAATTAGATACTCTAAATTCTATTTCTGCTCCGCCTGTGATACTATTGGTACTTCTAACCGATCCGTTCCAGGCATTATCATTAGTATGTTTGCGGATTGTAGTTCCTAAAGTAGTTACATTAGAAGTACTAACAATAGTTATTGAAGGATCAGGTATTACTGCTCCATCTTCTAGACTTTGGGTGAAGTTGTGTAAATCGGCGTCTGTAGGGAAGCCTGATATGCTTACATTACCTGCTATATTTAAGCTAGTTCCATCCCAAGATAAAGAATTACCTAACGAAAATTTACCATCATCATCAGCATAAAATTTAGTATTAGCATTATTATGAGTACCGGTGCCTATAAAGATTTTATCACTAGCTAAATTTATTCCTCCTACAGTTCCTGATGTTGCTTTCAACACACCTTGTCGAGTAACACTAAATGGTGCTGAAGCAAATGAAGCATTTCCTAAATAAATTCCCTCTGTAGGTGATGCTTTAAATATATTATCACCAGAACCAATTTGTAATGAACCTTGGAAGTTACCAGTCGCAGCGGCTAGCTCACCAGAGAATACTGCTGTACCGTAGTTGGTAATTCTAAATGTTTCTGCTGAAATTGAGCCATCATCTAGATTAATCATCATTCCCGCACTTGTGAAAGCACTACCGTTGGTATTACCTGAATGATTATTAGACTTAATAAGTCCTGTTTGAATCATATTACCGGCTATCTTAGTAGTGTTACCTAATTGTGCACCGGCTGACATTGCTTGGAATAACACATTTTTATTATCAGTATAGTAAACGGTTGCTCCAGGTTTCAAAAACTGATCAGTAATACCGTTACTAACAGAATCATAAGTAAACAATGGATTACTAAAATCACCGTTTTTAAATACAGTGTACCTAGCACCTGTTGGTAATACTCTAATTCTAATTCTAAATTGTTGATTTTCTGAGAAGTCTGAATCACTTACCCATTGAGCGTTGGTATTTCCTAATAAAGTACTTTGGTTAGCTACTGTGTTTATAGTATTACCTGTTGCTTCCCAAATTTGGAATTGACCAGTATTATGCAGGTATACTGCATGACGGAGGTTATTTCTATGGAAGCTACTAGCATCTGCTCTATATAAACCTATCATAGTTGCAGGGGAAGTATGTCCTGCTACTATATCCCATTCAAATATAGGACCGTCTGATCTGTTAAATTCAGCTTTAGAATGGAAGCCGTCAGTCCAACCGGTTGATGAGTTTTTAAAGGAGTTACCTAATACAGGGCTACTTATTGTAGTAGTCTCGTGAATATCAAAATCAAATGTTCCACTATCTAATGAGCCGCTAAATTGGTAAATTAGAGAAGGTCCGATACCTTTATTACCTATAGTTAACTTACCTGATTGTCCATCCCATTCTAGTCCTTGATCACCGCTACCTGTTAAGTAGAAGTTCCCATCGCTATCCATATAAGTCATCCAAGCTCCACCAGTTACTGCTCCACCGCTGCCGGTCGTAGCTTGATAATACCCTAAATTATTACTACCTAGGTATAAACCTGAACCTGTTGGAATAACATTTGCAAAAGCAAATCTTTCAGCAAGATTAGCAGAAGGCCCGAATGAATAGGAAGTTGGATTAGCTAGAGAAGAAGTTACTGCTGAAATGACATTTAATTCTGCTTGAGAAGCAAAGTCATTATTGTTAGTTACTGTTATATCTCCTGTTATAGTCAAACTAGATCCGTCCCATACTAATTTATCTCCTAGTGAAAACTTACCTGTATTGTCTGCATAAAATTTAGTATTATTATTACTATGAGTACCGGTACCGATAAATATTTTATCTGATGCTAGTTCTATTCCTCCGATAGAACCAGATCTTGCTACAATTGTTCCATCAACAGAAAGATCTGCTCCGTCCCATGAAAGACCGTTGTTGCCAGAACCTGCAAGGAAAAACTCTCCTGAACCTGACATATAGGTTTTCCAAGTTCCATTATCATAAAAACCTAGACGATCGGCGTTGTAGTATAGTCCGTAGCCGTTACCAGGAGGAGTTGGATTAAAAGTAATTTTACCTCCCGAATCTACTACTCTACCTAATGCTGTAGTTGCGCTTTGATTAGCTTGAGTTGCAGTGGCTGATGCGTTATTAGCAGTTGTTTGTGCTGCGTTAATTGAACCGGATAAGCTTCCTGATGCTTCTGCTAGGTCTGCTGATGATGAACTGTATGCATCAGCTGCGCTTTCAGAAGCGAAAGTTTGAGTAGCGGCATTTCCACCTGTGACGTTTACTTCACCTGAGATTGTAAGTGTACCTGCTCCAGCTTCCCATTTTAAGAAGTTTGTAGCACTACCCGTTAAGAAGAAATTTCCATTATTAGCCATAAAGGTTTGGAAACCACTTCCTGAGTAATAACCTAAAGCCGTAGGACCTGTGTATAATCCTTCTAAACCTGGGTTTGAAGGTCTTACTAATCTACCAGTAGAATCTGTAAATGTATTTAATGATTGAGAACCGCTAAGTTCTAATAT